AAGAATAAGAGTGGAGGCTCCTGAATGAGGGCTGATAAAATGATTCAAATAACTCAAAAATTAAGTGAGATTATATCTGATTTAGATGATGTGAAAACAATGATAAAGAGAGCCCAATTCGAGGAGACTTATGACGAATGATAGAAACAGCAACAAACATACTATTGTTGATAATAATTACAATGTTAGCGTCGATGGCAACCGTGTTCATCATACTATCAGGCAAGATGATTATAAAATCACTGTCACGATTGAAGCTACCCAAGCTAAAGAAGACAGTGAAAAAGAAGAAGCAGAAGGAGGAGAAAAAAATGAGTAAAGACAGAACAGCAAGCGAAGGAATAACATTTAACGACATTTTTATGTTTATGATTGCAGTACCTTTAGTTTTACTCTGGGTTGGTTTTGCAGGTTTCGTTATACATACGGGACTTAATAATTCAGCAGTTCTTGAGAACATTGAAGCGTATACAACTTTAATAGCAATTCTAGGAGGGCCAGCCCTTCTTATTATTAAAGATGCACTAGATGTATGGAAACAAGAACAGGCAGAGAAGACTGCTTTCTATAAAGTGAAAGCACAAGCAGTTATTGACTATAATACATCGTCACAAAATCAAGCCCAATTAATTGAAACTAATCAACAGGCATATGAACATAAAACTGTAAAGACAGTAGCAACAAAGAAAAAATAAGGAGAAATAAATGGCAACAACAGCGCTAAAAGGCTCAGGTTATACTAACATGGAAGCCGCAGTAGACGCTCTTCAAGCAGCAACTAACTCACTTACATTAGGTGCAGACACCTATATGGGTGTTGAGAAAGTTGGTGCAGGTAATTGGGCTTACTGGTGTATACACGATAATTAAGGATAACCTTTATATAGATAGACATTCTATTAGTACTGTGGCTCCTAACGGACCACTGAACCACAGGTACTTACGCATAATGTGTCTATGGGGCCACACAACGAAAGCTTTATATAGTGCGATTGTATTATATAAAGACAGGTGAAATAACCTATGACAAACGAAACAAACAACAATACAGCTGATAATAACACAGCACCTGAGAACAACAACACAGGTGATGATGGTAACATCACTGCAATATTAGACACTGTAGAAGAATCTGGAATATTAGATACTTTAATGGACGAACCATTACTTATGGCATTAGCTGCTGTAATATTAGGTATGGGTGCTTATATCGCTTATACTGTACCAGCTGTTAAATTGTTAGTCTTTAAATACTTAAAGAATAATGAAGCTGAATTAATGGGATTACTAGATAAGAATCTAACAAAAGCCCAGATGAAAGCTTTTGACAAGATGGAACCTCTTGCGCAAAAACACATCAAAGACTCATTAGTCAAGAATGTATTAATTACAGCTTGGGATGAAAAAGATGATGAACTTGCAGCATTAGTTAAATCTAAAGTAAAGGCAGCCCTTGACGAAGCCAAGTAATGGAAGTCAGGGAATACGAAGAGCGATTACGCCAGCGAGTCGGAGAAGGTGAATATGCACGTCATAAAGAGCTTGTCCGTCTTCTGGCGCGCAATCTTGCTCTTGAAGACGTTCTGTGGGAAGAAATTCTTGTATCTATTCGGGATGTTGACGCTCGAACAGAGTTATTGCGACAAAGAAATACAATCGTTAAAGACATACATACAGAATTCAGAGCGTTGAATATAGAAATACCCACTGTTGTAGAAAAGAACAGTGAAAACTTCTCAAAGATACTGGAGGACATTATAGATGACAGCGATAAAGAACGAGAAGAACCTGAAGAACGCGATTAGTGGTTTCGCTGCTCATGATTCCAGAAGTTTAGAAAAGATTTTTGACGTTTGTCGTCAAGATGAAAAAAAGATGACTCTATTAATTAGAGCATTTTGTGAAGCATATTTAATAGATAATAAACAGAGACCACTTAGGTTAAGACCATTACAAGAACAGATTATTGTTAAAGCATTGACTTATCCATCCGGTGACCCCGCAAAGCATCGTAAACTTGCTATATTGGCTCCACGTGGCTCTGGCAAATCTTACGCCCTTTCGGTAGCTGTATGTATCTATATGTTCTTTAATAGATTTAGAGACTTAATATTTATTCTGGCTCCATCTGAGGACCAAGCTTCACTTATATTTAATTATTGTTATAGGCATTTTGCTGATAATGCCTTTCTTAATGGCTTAGTTGACCATTACAGGTTTCACAACAAACCTAATATCACAATGAAGGGAGGGACTGTGCTACGTAGAGCTCCATTAGCTCCATCTAATCAGGGACAAGCTATACGAGGACAACATCCAACAATGTGTATTGTAGACGAGAGTCCTTTGATTGATGATAGGTTATTTGTTGATAATGTAGAACCAGCTATTGTATCTAATAGAGCTCCTTTTATTAATTTAGGTACACCAAAGAGTAAAGAAAACCACATGTGGCGCTATCTATATGATGATGCATATGAGAATAGTTTTGAACGAATGGTATTTACATGGAGAGATGCAGTACAGCCGGGGAGGGCATATTCTGCACCTTATACTGATGATGATATGGCTGAAAAGATGAGGGAATGGGGGGAAGATTCAATTTATTGGAGAACAGAATATGAGTGCGAGTTCGTCGAATCGGTCTCGAACATCTTCAATCCCGAATTACTCAAAGGATGCCTCACACGAGGACTTTCCTTTGTCGAAGGAGGAAAAAGTTATCCTAATTGTGTTGTCGGTGTTGACATTGGTAAATCTGTTAATAGCACTGTTATTAGCGTATGGAGTACATCTAAGGACTCAGATGCTAACAGAGCAAATCTCATTTACATTGAGGAAATATCTCCAAAGTCAGGTGGACATGACATTCCATATCAACGTAAGCGTATTATGGATATTGCAAGCGATTATGGTGCTGAGCGTGTTATTATTGACGCTACGGGTATTGGTGGTGCGATTGAGCAAGAAATAAGATTAGCCTGTATAGAACATAAACCACAGATACATTTTATACCTTTTATATTTACTGGTGGCCCTAGAGGTACTAAAACACAAGTATATAGAGATTATGTATCTTATATACAGCAAGGTCTGGTGAGAGTACCTCATCCAGATGGCCTAGAACCACCTCAAGCTAAATTAATTAATAAATGGCTTAGAGAACATATAGATTTAGAATATGTTATGGATGCAGCTAATAAAACAGAGAAGATTGCTGCACCCGATGGTAAACACGATGATTATTGTGATAGTAGTGTAATAGCACTACACGCTTCTTTAGCAATGTTACCTACCGGTTCATCTTTTGCTAGTGTAAATATACAACAATCTGGACAAAGAAGACGTTCTACGGAGAAAAGGTCACTTTTTACAACTACACGTAGAAGCAAAAGCCTTAATAAGGGCCGTTTAACAGGTATTTAAAGGTTTTGTAACACTTAAATCACTAAATCGAGCGAAAGCTTTATATACTATAATATACTATTAGTATTTGATAGCCGTGGCTCTACGTGATTACTGGCCTTTTAATAGGCGGAGTTTTGCAACTAAAGGGACAAACCCTCCATTCTCCAAAGATGACCCTAGAAGTTTTGGTGCTGGTGTAATAAAACGATTACAACTACAAAACAATCCTAGTATCTTTGGTAAAAGCGGAGGAAACCTTAAAGAACCACAGATTGGTGACAATAGAACATATATGAATGTATATCTATCAGACCCTATAGTTAGGACTCTTATAGATTTACCATGTATGTATGCCGCTAAAGATGGGTTCGATATTGTAACAGATAGTGATGAAGATAGAGATAATATAACAGCTTTATTTGATGAGATAAATATAGAACAACTTTTATATACATGGCTACGTAATGGAAGGATATTTGGGACCTCTTATATGGAATGGACTGGGGATAACCTTGTTATAAGGTCTTCTCAGAACATGTTTATACAAAGAGACCCTAATGGACAAGTAATGTATTATTATCAGGATTTAGGTGCAGATGAAGATTCTATCAGATTTGAGGAAGAAGAACTTATCGTATATCGTAACAACCCGTTCGATGATTACGCTTATGGTCTTAGTGACATCCATCCAATTCTTTATTTGGTTGACCTTAAAGATTACGCAGAACGGGACATCGGTGCTGCTCTCAACAAATACGCTACTAGTAGGTTTGATATTAGTGCTGGACTCCCCGATATGCCTTATGGTCCTGATAAAATTAACGAAATTGTGGACGCATTTAATGCGTTGGAACCCGGCGAAGACATTATTCATGGGAATGATATTATTGTCAAGGAGTTACAAGGTACACAACGAGCCTTTGAGTATGGAAAATATACTGATGATTTGCTCAAGAAAATCCATGTGGCGCTTAAGGTTCCGATTACAATGTTCGACAAGCCAGAGCAAGCACGTGCAATTTTTGAGCCATATGTTAGACATTTACAGTCTGCGGTGGAAGCTGCTATCAATAGTCAGTTAATGCCACAGTTATTAGGTGGCGACGCATTATTCAAATTCAGGCAAGTGAATGTAGACGATGCCTTTGTTAAAGCAAAGACTGATATGATATACCTTTCAGAGGGAGTTCTTTCACCCGGTGAAGTAAGGTCAGAAAGAGGATTGAATCCAGAAGGAATAGCCGAAGTGCAAGATACTGAAGAGAATGTTAATGTTTCTGGAGGAAAAGACGAAGATAAGAAAGAAGAGTCCGCAAGGACAGAAAAACGAGGCGCTGGTAACGAACCAGCTGCTAATCCAACGGGGGATAAAGAAAAATGAGCAAAGAGTACGACTACGAGCGTTGTATAATAGAAGTGGGACCAACTCTTGAAAGGAGAGGTTTAAAGGACCACAAAGAGATTGCGGCAAATATGTGCCGTATGAGGGTAGATGAAGGAACTGATAGACAGTTCGCAGTATCTGCCGGGGGCGGACAGGAAAACCAGCGCAGTTTTGCGCTTGAACTACAAGACCCTGTCACTACGGATGAGTTTATAGAATACCCTGTTATTGCTATAACGTCAGGCCCCCACGACGAAGATGGCGACCAAAAGGTTTTTATTGAACCATCCGTATTAAAAGAAAGTGTAGAAAAATTCAGTGAATTACCAGTTTACTATAATCATCAACGAACTGAGGAAGACCTCCTCGGAAAGGCTATCAATCCAGAAATCGTAGAATTAGATGATGGTAAAACTGCTATAAAGATGCTTGCGCAACTTTATAAAAACGCAGCTGATAATAATGAAGTGTTAGAAAAGATTGAAAACGGAGATATGACGCATGTCAGTATCGACTGGTTTTCTAAGGATGTAGACGTTCTAGGAGAACCGTTTGCAATGGACATTCGTCCTATTGAGGTGAGTTTTATTGATAATGAGACTCGTACCCCCGTTTGTGACGCATGTACGATAGAAAAGGAATGTGACGACCACCGTGAATTCGGTGAACAGTCAAAACATGATTCCTGTGGCTGTGGAGGCCATGAAAAGGAGTCTTGTGCCTGTGACACACACGGGCGAAACAGCGAGGTAGAAAACATGGCTGAAGAAAAGAACACAGAAATAGTCTCTGAAGCTGCTGTAATAACCGAGCGAGAATTCGCATCGATGAAACAGCAACTTGAAGAGATGAATGCTTCTTATGCTGAGTTAGAATCCAAGCACAATGAGACATTA